CGGTCGGGGAGCCGGTCAGCGCGGTCTGCGACGAGGTGATCGAGCCGAGGCTGTTGCTGTTGGCGTCGAACCAGGTGACCAGCAACTCGACGGACGGGTTCGCGCCGGTGGTGGCCGAGCGCACGTACGTCGACCAGGTGTACGGCAGGCTCGCGGCGATCGGGATCTTCAGCAGGAAGAACAGGGTGTGGCCTGTCGACGCCGAGGCTCCGACGGCGGTCTGCCAGACCTGCGAGCCCTGCCACGCCGAGGCCGAGGCGGTGATCGTCGGAGTGCCGTAGAACGCCCCGGTCCCCGCCACGGTGGATCCGGCCGCGAGCGGGATCGCGCCCTCGCCGGCCGTGGACACGTTCGGGTGCAGCAGGTTGTAGCCCTCGAACGACGGCGTCCCCGGGCTGATCCACAGCAGGTCCCCGACGTTCCAGTCGCTGCCCAGCGGGTTGGTCGCGCCGTCCGCCAGCGGACCGACCGTGACCGCGTTCGTCCCGGCGCCCCCGCCGGACAGCACCGTCGTGGAGGCCGCGCCCAGCACGCTGCTCGCGTCCCACGTGGTCGGGTCGGTGTAGCCGGTCGGCAGCGCCTCGCACACGACCGCGTTCGCCGCGTGCGTGAACGCGAAGTTCGTGGTGAACGTGAGGGTCGCCGTGGAGTAGCCGGGCGTCGTGGACGGGATCCCGGTCGGGGAGAGCGTCAGCGTCTCCGCGATCGGCGTACCCGGGTCGAAGGTCAGCTGGTAGCCCTGCGGCAGGCTGGAGGCCAGCGCGTTGACCGCCGAGTCCGGCAGCGCGTTGATCGTCGCCTGGTTCTGGCCCGACGCGGCCTGGGAGTGCAGCGTCGTGTGCAGCGCGCCGAGCACCCAGTAGGTGGCCAGGTCCGCGCCGAACGCCTCGACCAGCGTGTACGCGTCCCCGCCGTTGGTCGGATCCACCGCCCGCTCGATGCGCTGCACGAACCCGTCGAACTGGATCCCGCTCGCACGCCCCGGCGGCCGCTTGAACACGCGGATGCGCGTGCCGATGTCCAGCTGCGCCGCCACCCGCGCCAGCCCCGGAACCGACGAGGTGCGCAGCAGCAGCTGCGAGCAGCGCATCGCCGGGGTCTTGTGCCGCCCCAGCAGATACGACGCCGCGGACTGTGCCTCCGCGAAGCTCGTGGAGTTCACGGTGCGCTGCGGCATCGTGCGCGGGAAGAAGTCGCTCTGCGACGCGGCGTCCTGCGCGAGAGCGACCTGCCCGGTGGAGTACTGGGCGACCGGCACGATGTTGAACGTCAGGATCGGGTCGGTCGGCAGCGCCACGTCCTCGTACGGCCACTCCCCGAGCGAGGTGTGCTCGCCGAACACGTACGCGGGACTGGAGTTGTACAGGGCACTGCGGCCCTTGAACACGATCGCGCCCGAGGTGGAGGCGTACGCCCAGCCGCCCTCGGTCTCCGAGATGGTGTTCAGCCCGTCCAAGGCGCTCGTGCCGGTCAGGTCGGTGGCTGGCCCCATGGACGTGGTCGAGCCGTTGTCGATCGCGGTCGCCCCAGTCCAGCCGACCCAGCTGAGCAGCCGCTTGACGCGCGCACCGGAGGACTCCCCGCTACTGGCGGAGCGGAACGAGTTGTACAGGTTCGTGATCTGCGCCGCTGTCAGCACGGCCGGGAACTCGGCGGCGCACGCCAGGTCGCCGACGTGCCCGGAGCGGAAGTACTGCGCGCCCAGCTGCACGCTCGCGCCGAGTACGTCGGAGGTGATCGAGGAGATCGGCAGGGTGATCGGCGAGGAGCCAGAGGTCACCGCGACCGCAGAGCCGTCCACGTAGAACGCGATATGGCCGGAGGTGTCGCAGCTCATCGCCATCTGGTGCCAGTTGCCGTCGCACAGGTTCGTCGAGCCGTCGTAGGCGGCGAACGGCCCGCTGGCGCCCTCGACGCTCATGTGGGCGAAACCGCTGGTGTAGATCCCGAAGTCGAAGAAGGACCCGTTGGAGGCGATCAGCGCCGTCTGCGGAAGCGCCTCCCACAGGGCGTAGGCCTGCCCGCTGGTCGGGGCGGTGGATGAGCGGAAGTGGATGATCCGCGTCCAGCCGCCGGTCTGCGGCGGACCCGGTGTGACGGTGGTCTTGTGGATCGAGACGTAGGTCTCGGCTTCCTGCGCCGGTGAGCCGAAGCCGTTCGGGTTGTTGGCGAAGGTGGCCACCGGGCCTGCCGTGCCCTGCATCAGGCCGCTGCTGCTGGTCGCGGTGACCGAGTTGCCGAAGGTGAGCGAGCCGGCCCCGGCCGGAGAGTTCTCCACCGGAGCCGGACCGCGGTTGCCGGTCTGGTCCGTGCAGCTGGAGGAACCGGCCGGGTCGCGCAGGGTGTACAGGAACGTGGGGCCCAGCGCGAGTATCTCCTCGACCAGCGGCTGGTCGACCTGGTACTGCGCCAAGCCCGCGAGCGCATCCACGCCGAGCGCGTCCAGTTCACCCCAGGTGCCCGACAGCTTCCACACCTGCGGCAGCTGCTCGAAGTAGCCGGTGAACGCGTACGTCGTCAATCCCGGGTCCACCCAGGTAGACGCCGAGCCGGCCTGCTCGAATTGCAGGGCCGTGGAGTAGATGGTGTTCGTGGCCGAGGGCGCGTTGCTCACGGCGATCGAGCCGCGGCCCCACACCGCGCCGGCCGGAGCGGTCAGGGTCGCGGTCGCGCGCACCCAGGAGCCGACCGGGACGATCGCGTTGCTGGAGGACGCGACGAAGATCGCCGCCCCGGTGGCGTCGTACCAGGTGATCTGCTGCGTGACCTGAACGGTCGCGTCGGCTGAAGACGCGCGCGAGAGGTAGCGCGACGCGGTGTAGGTCTGCCCGGCGACCACCTGCACGCAGTCCTGCGCGGGACCTGCGGCGACGGCGTTGTTGACCGAGTCGTTCAGTGTCGATGCACCACCGGCCCCCGCGGCGGTCACAGTCCAGGCGACCGCGGTGGTGTGCCCGGTGGGCGCCGCGGTCAGGCCGGTGACGCGGGTGAACGTGGAGGCGATAGGGCCGGAGGTCTGGAAGTAGTTGCTTGCCGAGTCCTTCGTCGGGTCCAGCAGGGTGAGGCCGCCCGCGATCATCTGCGGCAGCAGATTCGCGCCGAGCGTGCCCGGCATCTGCCACGGCGAGGCGACCGGGGACGCCTCGAACTGAAGGCCGTCGAGCTGCCAGGTGGTCGAGCCGGTCAGCGTCCCGGAGGCGATCTGCACCTTCAGCGCCGCCGAGTAGGCCCCGGCGGGCGCCGCGGTCGCCGAGGCGGACAGCGTCACCCACGTGGCCGAACCGGAGGTCAGGGTCGTCGCCGTGCCCGCCGAGGTCGACAGGATGTTGCCGCTCGCGTCGTACCAGATGATCGCGGCGTTCGTGGACACGCTGTTGCCCGCGCTGATGCGCGCCTGCGCCTGGAACGAGTACGGCCTGCCCGGCACCACGTGCACGGCCGCCACCATCAGCACGGTGGCGAACTGCGTGGCGCCCGTGGGCAGCACCGCCTGGTAGACCTGCCCGCCCTGGTACGCCGAACCGCTGGCGACGATCGAGAGCGGGTAGCCGAAGTCGTTGACGACGCTCATGCCGACCGGGATCGCGCCCAGCTGAGCGCTGGACTCCCCGGCCGTGGCCTGGTCCGCGCTCAGCTCGTTCGGGTTCCACCGCTGGCGGATGCGCAGGCGCCGGTACGGCTTGAGGTTCGGCGCCAGCGGCCCGGAGGCGTTGGACGGGTCCAGGCCGCCGTCGCGGTTGTCGAGCACCGGGTGCAGCTCCCCGGCCTCGAACCGGTCGAGTTCGTACTGGATGCCCAGGTGCGCGTCCCAGGGGCCGAGGGCGCGGGCGGAGATGTCCGTCCACCACGGCGGCAGTGTGCTCAGCGGCCCGGTGTTGACCGCGGTCTCCACGTAGCTGGCGTCGGGGTAGGTGGCGATGTGGCGGGTCACAGCGCCACCCCCGTGTTCAGTTGAACCCTGTGAGCGAGTTGCGGACCTTGTACTGCTGGGCCTGGGAGCGGGTGCCGCGGGTGACGGTGCGGCCGATCTGTTTGCCGTCCAGGTAGATCGGGGCGATCACCGTGATCCCGCCGTCGCCGCCCGCACCGCCTGCGGCGAACGCGCCCGCCGGTCCCGCGCCGCCGCCGAGTGCGACGCCGGTCATGGCCGCGCGCAACGCCGCGAGCACCCGCGCGTCGATCGCCTGGCGTCCGGCGAGTTGGTCGCGCGAGAGCACGTACTCCCCGCCGTGGATGACCGCCTCTTCCGGCTGCCCGTCCGCTGCCCTGGACCAGCCGCCGCCGTCGTAGGACGCCTTGCCGCCGCCCCACGACGGGTTGTAGCTGACCCCGGAGCCGTCCTGCGCCTGGACGGTGATCGTGCCCCGCAGCGAGTCGACGTAGCGCACCAGGCTGTTGGCCGCGTTCGCCGCGGGCGCCGTGTTCGCGTCCACGTTGATCGGGATGTCCTTGGGCAGCGAGAACAACTCGTTGGCGAGCTCCTGCACCTTGTCCTTGTTGAAACCCGCCTTGTCGGCCGCGGCGACGAACGCGTCGCGCTCCTGCGCGAGCTTGTCGTTCGCGTCGTTGTAGGCGACGCTGGCGCCCTTGGTGTTCACCTCGGACTGGTAGAGCGCCACCGCGGCCTTCTGCGCCGAGTCCGCGATACCGGTGAAGGTCTTGATGTTCAGGGCGCCCTTGTCGTTGGTGACGTCCAGGCTCGTGCCGTTGGCCTTGACCGCGGTCGTCACACCCGCCAGCGCGATCGTGTACGCCGCTTCGGTGCCCAGCAGCTGGTTCTCGGTGCCGTTGAGGGCGGTGAGCACGCTCTGGTAGCCGTTGGCGCCGTCCACGGCCATCCCGTACTGCGTCACCGCGTCCGCGAGCGAGGCGTTGAGCACCTCCTGCTGCGTGCCCAGGTTCAGCGCCGCGACCGCGTTGTCCGCGGTGGCCTGCGACTTGGCCACCATCTGCTGGTAGTTGTTCGCCAGGGTCGCGTTGAAGATGTTCGTGGTCTGGTTCAGGACGGTTTCGGCGGCCGTGAGCGCCGTCTGCTTGTTGATCGCGTCGGTGACCTGCTGGTCCTGGGCGCGCACCGAGTTGAGCAGCTGCTGGTTGGCGACCGTGAGCGTGTTGGTCGCCGCCATCGAGTCGTTCAGGCGCTGCACGCCGGTGGAGAAGCTGGAGTTCAGCTGGTTCTGCCCGACCAGCACGGCACTGGCGCCGGCCTGCTGATCGCGCTGCACCTGGTTGGACTGCCCGGTGATCGCGACCAGCTGCGACATCGCCGACTTGTTGCCGGTGGCGGCCTCGGTGAGCAGGTCCAGGGACACCCCGGCGTGCTTCGCCTCGTCCGCAAGTCCGCTGACCTGCGCCTGGGAGGCCACATAGTCGGCGGTGAACTGCCCGACCGCGGACCCGTCGGCCTTGACCTTGTCGTAGAGGGTCTGCTGGTCCACGGTGATCGCCTTGGTGGCGTCGTCCGCGCCGCTGAGCGCGGCGGTCAGCCCGGAGATCAGGCCGATGCCGGCGCCGATCGCCAGCCCCCACGGGCCGCCGACCACTCCGGCCATCTTGCCGAGGATTCCGGACGCGCCGTCGGCTGCCGAGGCGACCTTGCCCAGCATGCCGCCGGACTCGACGCCCTTCTCGGCGATCTTCGCCAGGCCGTCCGATGCGCTGGACAGGCCCGAGGAGATCTTCGGGTCGAGCTTCATGGCGCCGAACAGGCCGATCACGCTGCCGACGGTGGCCGGGTTCGACACCTTCAGGAGCGCCGCGTCCAGCCCGTCGATCACCGGGGTCAGGGCGATCAGGTCCGCGGAGGTGGCCGCAGACGCGGAACCGATCAGGGAGCCCGCGGTGCGCACCGTGTTGCCCAGGGCGCCGATCGTCTGGTTGAGGGCCTGCCCCTGCATGGTCGCGTCGCGCACGAGTCCGGTGAAGAACTGCCCGATGTTCGCGCCCAGCTGCGGCAGCGCCTTGGAGAAGTCCGAGACGATGACCTGCCCCTGCTGCGTGGCCACCGAAAGACCGGGCAGCAGGCCGCCGACCAGGCCGGTCAGCCCGCTGCTGACGGCGGAGATGTCCGGGGCGGTGTCGGCGAACAGGGACTTGAACTCGGGCCGCAGGGTGCTGATCTGCTGGTCCATCTGGCCCAGGGCGGCGTGCATCTCGCCGGCCAGCGGAGCGGCGGCCGACTCGACCATGGCGGCCGCGTCCTTGCCGGTCTGCTGGAAGTCGGCGGCGATCACCTTGTTCTGCTTGAGGATCACCGCGCTGGCCCCGACCATCGCCGCACCCAGGCCCGCGACCAGCAGCGGGCCGCCGATGGTGGCCGCGCCCGCGATCGCTCCGACGATCAGCGGCGACATGCCCTGCGCCGCGGCGTCGCCCGCGTCCTTGCCGGTCTTGGACGCGGAGTCGGTGACCTTGCGGTCCACGTCTTTCAGGCCCGGCTCGACGCCCTTGGACATCCCGTCGCCCAGGGACGCGCCCAGCTTCTCGCCGGTGCTTTCAGCCTGCGGGGCGGAGTCCTCGAGGGACTTGCGCCACTTGGCGGCCAGCTGGCGGCCCAGGCGCTCGCCGGCGTTGTCGTCGAACTCGGCGGGGATGGCGTCCTGGATCCCGTCGCCGAGGTCCTTGCCGAACTTCTCGCCGATCTGCCGTCCGCCGGACAGTCCCTGCTCAACGGCGGCTTTGTACTCCTGCGTCAAGGCTTTGCCCTTGACCAGGGTGTCGGCCAGGCCGGTGATGTCTCCGGTCAGGCGCGTGACCAGCGGGGGCAGTTCGTCGGCCACGGCCCTACCCCCTGATCGCGCGAGTCCAGGCGTCGACGAACAGCTTGCGGATCTTCGGTGCGGCGCTCAGGGCCGCCGGTCGCAGCCAGGGCCGCGGCGGCAGGTAGGAGCGGTGGGCGCGCCCTGCCCAGCCGCCGCGCTCCTGGATCGGGCCGTACACGCTCGTGGATCCGACGGCGCCGGAGAACACGAGCGGGCCGAACAGCAGCCGCCGGATCTTCACCGCGCGCCGCAGCGCACCGGAGATCAGCGCCGGGGGTTCGCCGGGGGCCGACGGGGTGGGCGTGCCGGGCGGGTGGGTGTAGAAGGTGAGGTTGCGCTGCGCTTCCTGCTGGATGAGTGCGAGTCCGTCGTCGACGGCGCCGCCGGTCTCCACGCGCACGCGCTCCAGTAGCGCGTCGGCCGCGACCGCCCACTCGTCCACGCCGTCGACGCGCATCTCACCGGCCACCGGCCACCTCTTTGCGAATGCGGTCGGCCATGCGGTAGCGCACCAGCAGCCAGTACGGCGTGGCGTCTACGGTGCGCGCGTCCCAGCCTCGGGTGCGGTCGAAGTAGTCGTAGTCGTCGAAGTCGTCCCAGTCGGTTCCGTATCCCTGGACCGGGAATCCTCGGAGCCGGGAGGTGTAGCGCTGGACTCCGGCTTCGGCTGAGTAGGGTCCGCGTGCTCGTCAGGGTTCGGCGCCACGGACAGGCCGTTGGCCAGCCGCCAGCCGTTGCTCATCAGCCGGTAGAGGGCGGTGTAGTCGGCGCCGTCGAGACGGTCGAGCGTCTCGGTCGTCAGCGGCACGGGGTACTTCTCGGGCTCGCTGGTCGCCGAGACGAGCAGGCGCATGAGCGCGTCGTGCTCGGCGGCGGTGCTCTTGCCGGGTTGCGCGTTGTTGCCTGCGGCCCACACCTCGTGGATGTCCGCGCGGCGCAGGACGCGGTGGGAGCGGATGGTGACGCTCAGCCCGGACGGCAGGGTGTGCAGCTGCTCGTCCGGGCTCGTGCTCGGGTCGGTCATGTTCGGCTTTCTCGGGTCTCGGGTCGGGTGATCGGTTACGAGTAGTGGCCGGAGGCGACGGCGTTGGTGACGGTCGCCTGGAAAGAGGCCAGGCCGCCGGTCGCGCCCGCGTTCGTCGAGTTGCGCTCGCCGGACCCTGAGGTGTCCCAGCGCACCATCTTGTTGCCGTAGTTCGGCTTGGAGACCTTGAACCGGGCCACCTGCATGTCCAGCTGCACGATCTGGCTGGTGCCGGCGTTGAACAGCCACTGCACCTGCGGACCGGTGTTGCTCATCATGTCCGACCACACGGTGGAGTCGGTGGCCAGGAACGTGGCCTCGAAGTCGACGCTGGAGATCGCGCCGCGGCCGATGGCCTGCGGGTTCTGCGTGCCGTCGGCCATGAACTGGTTCTCGACCTCACGATTGATCGTGATCTTCGCGTGGGCGAGGTTGGAGACCAGCGTGCCACCGGACGCGGGACCGCCCAGGCCCATCTGCCCGCGCCAGCCCGCGATCGGCTTGACCGTGGACGGCGCGGAGGTCGGACGGGACCCGGCCGCCACCGACGGCCATCCGTTGGCGGTGAAGGTGTAGAGCAGCAGACCGGACGCGGCGTCGAACTCGATGACCAGCTGCGAGAGCGCGCAGGAGGCGATCTGCCATGCGCCGGAGGTCGCGGCAACGCCGTTGTACGCGGTGAGCGTGTGCGAGGTCGGCTGCGCCTTGTAGCTGTTGGACGCGGCCGGGTTCATCACGCTGATCTTGTGCGCGAACGGGCTGGCCGTGCCGGTGGTGGTCACATCGCCGAGGATGTTCGCGAGCAGGTACGGGAAGGTGTCGGTGAACACGTTCCCGCCGCCGGTCACCGCGCAGAACAGCTTGCCCTGCACCACGGTCCCGCCGGCGTCCATGCCGCCGATGTTGCTGTTGTCGGTCAGCCACACCGGGGTGTCGACGAACATGAAGCTGTTGGTGAGCAGGTTGTCCGCCATGGCCACGGGATTGCCGTCGCCGGCGTCCTTGGCGATGCCCGCGAACTGCGCGGAGACCGGGTACATGTTCGGGACGGTCACGAGGATGCCCTTCCGGTCTCAGCGGCGGACTTGAGGATGTCGGCGCGTGCCTCGGCCTGCTCGGCGGCGGTCTTGGCGATCTGGTCCCGGTGGTTGTCCGGCAGGCGCGTGACCTTCGCCTTGGACGGCTGCCAGCGCCGGTCGCCGGGGTCGTACGGCAGCACGCACACGTCGCCCTGCTGCGGCGTGATCACCGTGCCGTCGTGGAACTGGTAGGTGCGGGGCGTCTCGTCGAGGTACTGGTAGACGCCCGCCGTGCTCTTGCCCTGCGCCGCGGCGGCTGCGTCGGTCTGCGCTTCGGGCGCGGCCGGTGCGGCGGGATCGGTCGAGGTGGCCATTCGCCCTCCATCGCTGGGACCGCCGATGCGGCGGGAGAAAAGGCACCGCCGCCGCGCGGACCCGAGCACGCGCGACGGCGGAGAACATGGGGTTTATCAGGCTTGGATCAGCTCAGTGACGGTGAAGTGCAGCGCCTGCCACGAGAGGACCTTGCCGTTGGCCAGGCGCGGCAGATCCTGCGGCAACGTCAGGTCACCCGGCGCCTGCGCCATCTCGAAGATGACGCCGGACTGGTCGCCGTTCGGCCCCGTGCCAGCCGTGGGGTCCGCGCGGATCCAGGCCTCGAGCCCGTCGAGCGTGTCGTCGAGCTGCAGCACCCACTCGTCGCCGCTGTACTGCGTGGCCTGCGTGTTCGACGGGATCAGGTACTGGTACAGCACGACGATCGCGACCTGGTAGTCGACGCGCTTCCACCCGACGACCTGCGTGCTGGCGCTCGCGGCCGGATCTGCTTCGCGGGTCTCGCCCTTGTCCACGAAGTGCGGGAACAGCACCGATCCGGAACCGAGTTCGTTGCTGAGGTTCCAGTTGCGGCCGTCGACGAGCGGCGGCATCTCCCGGAACACCTTGGTCACGCCCGGAACCGTTCCGCCGCCCGCGCTGCCCGCCTGTAGGTACGCGAACAGTGCGGCGCGCACCGTTTTGCGGCTCACCGCGCCCTCCGGAAGCGCAGCAGCATGTCCTTGGCCTGCGCAAGTTCGCTGGTGCCGCCGGGCATCGTCGGCTGCGGCTTGGACGGCTCCGAGGTGATAGCGGCCATCTGTACCGCTTCGGCGCCGCGCATCTTGATCCGCGAGGAGGTCAGCAGGATCACTGCGTCTTTCGCAGCGCCGGGTAGCGCGCTGAATGAGACACCCGAGCCGTGCGCGTATTGCAGTGGGGCGGCGGTCGGGACGGTCAGCGAGCCGGACACATAGCCCGAGCCGACGGTAACCGTCTCGGTGTTCGCGCCGTCGGCGACGACCACGCGCAGGCCCGCCGCGACACCGAGCGACGCGGTGAGATTCAGCAGGGACGCACCGGCCAGAGACGCCTGTGAGGTGGTGGTCACGACCCAGCCGTTGACGTAGGTGACGTCGGCGAAGATGTAGCCGCGCCGGGACGGGACGCGTGGGGTGCCGGTCCAGTTGCTGCCCGCTCCGGCGACCGGGATCTTGACCAGCTTGCGCTCGACGCGCACCCCGGACAGGTCGGTCATCGCCGCCATGGAGCCCTGCGACCAGCCCAGCGAGATGGCGTTGACCTGCACGATGGGTGCGTAGTCGACCGGGACCCAGATCGTGCCGTCGCTGCGGATGCGGTACTCGCCTGACTGAATGTCCACGGTTGCGGCCAGCGGCTTGCGGCAGATCTCGTCGGCCTGCGACGAGGCCCGCGCGATCACCCGGGCCAGCGCGGCGCGGTTGTCGTTGACCGAGCCGCCGGGCACCAGTTGGCTGGTGTCCACGCCGGTCGGCTCGGCCAGGTACTCGTCCACCGTGATGTACGGGGTCTCAGTGGCGTAGGACGGGACATATGGCGCGACGGCGGGGGTCGTCACTGCGGCCTCCCTACACGCCCGGGTACAGGTGGAAGTGCGATACGGCCGGTTCGTGGCGGTGCTGGGTGTAGCCGCGGCGGCGTAGGTGGTCGAGGATGCGCACGTCCAGGCGCCGCCAGTCCTTGGCGGGTAGTCCGCCGCTGGCGTCCTCGCCGACCGCGTCGAGCAGGTCCGGCTCCGCCGCCTTGAGCGCGGCACTGAAGCGCGTGCAGCCGAGGCAGACAAGCAGCTGCCTTCCGATCGGGTACGGGTGGCCGCACCAAGGCTGCGGGCACTGCGTCAGGCCTTCGACGACGCCGGTGTGGATCCCGATGTCCTGCTCGACGATCAGCAGGTCACCCGGCTCACGCCACTTCTGCGCGAGCAGCGCCCAGTACGCCGAGAAGTCCGCCGGATCTAGCGCTACGCGCTCGTGCCCGGGGGCGTGACGGTCCAGCAGGATCGCGGTGGACGGGTGCAGGCGCGTGTAGGGGACGAGGACGCTCACGCGCCGTCGTCAGCACCCGGCTCGCTCGCCGCGGTCTTTTTGGCTGCCGCCTTCTTTGCCGCGGGCCTCTCGGCTGCGGCCTTCAGGGCGGCGTTCTCCGCCTCCAGCTCGGCGAGCCGAGCCAGCGCCTCCGCGTCGGCCTGTGAGGGCTGCCGGGAGGCCAGTTGCTCCTCCAACTCCCGCACCCGAGCCGCCAGGTCAGCCGGTTCGACCTCGGCCTGCGCGGCGGCCGCGCGGCGCTTCGCCTCCGCCTCGTGCTCGGGCTCCCAGTGCGGGAAGCGGACCAGGGCCTCGCCGACCTCGTGCGGCACGTCGAAGACGCCGTGCTCGTCGGCCTCGTAGTCGATGCCGTCGTGCTGCATGTGCGTCGCGCCGTTGGTGCTCGAGATCCGCATGGTGATGCCTCCGGGTCAGGGGTGTGACCCGCGCCCGGCCGGGAGGGGAATCGCGGCCGGGCGCGGAGCAGGGGACTACTTGATGTTCTGCAGCACGCCCATCGCGACCGGCGCCTTGTTGATCAGCGTCTCGTTCGCGTAGGTCTCGCCGTCGAAGCGCGGGCCGCCGCCGGCCGTGTTCGCCTGCCGGTTGGCCGCGTACTCGTAGTCGGCCAGGTCCCGCAGGCAGCGCATCTCCAACGTGTTGGTGATGTTGCTGTTCGGGAACGGCACCCGGTCGGTGCGGGCGATCAGCGTGCCCGGCGGCATGTGCGGGTGCACCTCGACGCGGATCGGCGTGCCGCCCGCGGCCTTGTTCACGTACCAGCCGACGAACGCGCCGAGCACGGCCTCGGACCGGCCGCCGAGGTTCGGCTGGAAGAACGTCTCGCTGTTGCTGGAGGACAGGATGACGTTCGATAGCTCGGTGCCCTGCTGCGAGGACATCATGTAGGCGTCCGGGGACAGGCGCACCGTGTCGTAGATCGACTGGTTCAGGTCGTCCAGTTCCTTGACGGACGCGCCGCTCACGGTGAACGCGGCGCCGTCCAGCGAGTGGAAGTACGCGCCGCTGCTCACGCCCGTGCCGGGGGTGACCAGGCCGGTCGCGCCGCCGGTGGCGTAGTCCCCAGCGAGGGTGGCCAGCAGGCCGTTGAACTGGTTGGCGCCCGCGGAGGAGTCCGCGACCGGCACCGCGGCCGGGGCGGTGGCGTAGATGTCCGGCAGGTTCGGCACGGCCTGGTTCGCGACCGGGATCGAGGTGATCGTCACCGCGTTCACGGTCGTGGTGGTGTAGTAGAACCCGCCGACGAACCAGTCGTAGGCCACGGCGCCGCGCACGGCGGCGACCGACGCGGTGGCCGAGTGCGTGGACGCGGCGACCGTGGAGGTGGTCACGGTGCCCTGCGCGGAGGCGACCGTGGAGCCGCCCCAGAAGTAGTTCGCGCCGGTGCGGGCGGCGACCTTCACGTTCACCGCGGTCGACGCGGCGATCGAGCCGCCGGTGTCGGACTGGGTGACGGTCGGCGTGCCGGGGGTGTTGAGCGCGAACAGGCAGCCGCCGATGCCGCCCTTGTCCTCGCCGATCTTGAACTGGTTCAGGGCGTTGAACACTGAGACCGCTTTGGCGTCGGCGTAGCCGCCCGCCAGGTCGATCGCGTCCTGCGTGACCGTGTACCCCATGCCGATCTTGGCGTAGAGGGCGGTCACGTCCATCTCGTTGACGTTCGCCAGCGGCGCGGCGTAGTCGAACGCGGTGAACGGGTTGGGCTGGGTGTTGTTGACGTTGACCAGGGCGCGCCACTCGGCGAACTTCGCGCCCATCTTGGGCTTGGTGCGCGCGAGCTGGTCGCGGAACGGGGTGTTGACCGGGATGAGGCTGATCAGGTCGGACAGGTCGACACCGAGGATGCCGGTGCCGGAGGTGACGCCTGCGGTCTGTGCCTTCTTGATCTGCTCGATCGTCTCGGCGGTGATGTCGTCGCCGGTGCTCATGGGGTGCCCCTTTCTGGGCATGCCGAGCGGCCCGTACCGCGTCGCGGTCGGGCTGCCGGGAAGCGTGCGGGGAAGGTGCCGCGCTACTCGGCGCTACTGGCCGGGTCGGGCGAAGCGGTCGCGCACGCGCGCGTAGGCGAGCTGCTGCTCGGCGTTCCGCTTCGCCGCGGGGGTCTTCGCCTCCTCAACCGACTTGAGCAGGTCGGCGTACGGGTCCGCGGTGGACCCGTCGCGGCTCGCGATACCGGCGTTCTCGCCGGTCGAGCCGTTGAGCAGGGGAGACTTGCGGTCGTCAGGCATCTTCGCCAGGTGCTCGACACGCTCCTGCAGGCTCTTGACCACGCCCGCCAGTTCGCCGTTGGTGGCGTACTGCTGCGCGAGCGCGTTCACCGCCTCTGTGAGAGTGGCCAGCTCGGACGGCTGTGCTGCCTTCGTCATCTCGTCGTCGTCTCCCAGCGGCGGGGAGACGACGGTTTCGGTGCCGGGGATGACCGCGGCGTTCTCTCCTGCGGCTTCCTCGACTTCGTCCATGCCGCCGCCGGGGGCCTGCGGCTGGACGACGTTGGTGATGGAGTCGGCGGCCACGACGCCGACGAGGCAGCCGTTGGCGTCGTAGACGGCGACCATCTCGGCGTCGGTCTTGGTGACGGCCTCGGTCGGCTGCGGCGCGGGCTCCGGCTCGACCACGGCGGTCGGCGCGGCCTGCGGCTCTGCGGTGGCGGTGGCGGACACGGCGGTCTCCTGACGCTTCGCGACGGGCTCGCCGTCGTCGGATTCGGGGGCGGGCAGGCGCGAGAGCACCTGCTGGATGGCGGTCGCCGCGTCGCGCAGCGCCTTCTCGTTCGCGGCCGACAGCACGCGCCCGGCCTTGAGTAGCGGCGCGAAGCCCTCGACGGTGGCCAGGTGGTCGGGCTCGAACCCGGACAGCGCCTTGCCGATCACGTCCAGCGGGCCGTCGGCGAAGTCGGCCTCGGCCTGCTCGTCGACGGCGAACCCGGCGAGCGTGTCGATGACGAAGTCCACCGAACTGCGCGCGTCCTCGAGGTCCGCGGCGGCGTAGAAGTCGTCGCCATCTACCGCGGCGCCTTCGACCATCTCCCGGTTGGCCATGACCTCGAGGGCGTTGCGCAGCCGCACGGCGATCGCGGTCCACTTGCGGGCCGTGGCGGCGTCGATGGCTTCCCACGCGGGGGAGCCGGGCGTCTCCGGGTTGCCGCCCGCAGCTGCTTCGGCCGGAGCAAGCACGGTCTCGACGTCGAGCGCCGCGTCCGGCTTGGCGCTCTCGCCGTCAGCCTTCGATACGCCGGTCTTCAGGCTCCCGTCACTATTCCAGTTGTCCGGGATCTTGGAGGAGGCGCCGAGGGACTTCGCGCGGGAGATGATGTGCCGCCGGATCGCGTCGTGGCCGCCGGAGCCGCGCCCGACTGCGTGGATCGCGTTGTCGAGGTCTTCCTCGTCGGCGATCGGATACGACCCGTCGTCCATCGCCTGGCCACTGCTCGCCATGCGCTTGCGGTCGTCGGTGTCGTACTTCGCCTTGACGATCTCGGCGTACGTGACGTCTGTGGCGCGGCGCTCGGCGGCCTGCTGCATCTTGGCCATGGTGTCGGCGATGGCTGCGGGCGTGCCGGTCATCGTCACCGTCTCCCTCGTGGGCTGCGATTTGCCGATCAGCTCGCGCACGTAGTCGGCGGGGAACAGGCCGGCTTCGGCCGCGCCCTTGGCGAAGAACCAAGACGTTCCGTTCGCTGTGGCGCTGACCATGTCCACCTGCGGGACGGTGACGTCGACCAGTTCGCTGAACGGGTCCTCGTCGATTACTGAGTCGGCCATCAGCTACTCCGGGGGGGGATGCGGCGGGCGTGGCCCTGCGGCGACCAGCCGGTGACTTTGCCCTGCTGGTAGAGGTCCCAGGCGATCTCGTCGAGCACGGCGCCAAGCACCCAGTCGCCCGCCTTGACCACCACGCCGTCGCCGACGTCCCAGTCCGGCCCGCGGTAGATGTAGGACTCCACGACCGTGGCGTGGCCGGTCGTGCCGTCCACGTGCTCGATACCGACCTGGCCACCCGTCTTGAGGTAGCTCCATGCGGCCTTCTCCAGCTCGTCGGCGCTGATGAAGTCGCGGGCGCCGTCCATGCCCTTGCGGATGCGCGGATCGGGACCGGCCTGATACGCGATGCCGAGGACGTAGCGTTGCGGCTGGTCGGCCATCACTCGCCCCCCTTGCCGCGTGAGGAGATGACGACGATCGGCGCGCACCGGCACTCAGGGTGACCGGGGGGTGCGAGCGCTCCGGACGGGAACGGGTGGCCGATGCGGACCGCGCCGGCGTCCTCGTTCAGCTCGCAGATCTCGGGGCAGACGCGCTCGTCCTCGGCGCTCGCCCACTGGGTTTGCGTGTAGCCGCGCTGCTTGTAGCCGTCCACGGCGGCGGCGGACACGGCGCGGGCCAGTTCCGTCGCGGCGATCTGGTGCGCGCGCCACGGTGCGGTGAGCAGGCCGCGGATATCCGACGCGATCGTGTCGGCCGAATCGCCCCGTGCTGCGCCGACCGCGAGTAGCCGGCCGAGGTCGTTCAGGCGGTTGTCGGCGATCGACTTGACCGTGACGCCCGCTTGGTCGAGCAGGTCGCGCAGACCGCTGCCGTCGGCGTCTCGGCCGATCAGTAGCATCGCCGCCTCGTAGTTGCCCGGTGCCCAGTCCGCGACGTCCGCCGCGGCTTGGGCGAGCGGCAGTCCGGTTTCGGCGGCGTCCACCACTGCGGTGGCGCTGGCGGTGCCGATCGCGTAGCCGTCCACGTAGACGGGCGTGAGGACCGAGCCGAGAGCCTGCTCGACGGCGCCGCGCAGCTGCTCGACGAACTCCTGCGCTACGTCACGCAGCCGCTGTTCGCGCTCTGTGGCGCTCTCGCCTTCGGGCGCCAGGCTCGCCGGGAACTGTGCGGCGAACTCGGCGGCCAGCGTGCGCGCGTCCACGCTGCTGTCGAGCGCTGCGGCAATCAGCGGCGCCCAGTACGCGGCGGCGGCCAGGTCGTACTGCCAGCCTGGCCACTGCTGCGCGGACTCAGCCCCCTGCGGGGCTTGGTCTTTTGGGTCGCCGTCACCGCCGTCCGCCTTGGCTAGCGGCGCCTCGTCCTGGATCTGGCCCGTTGCGAGCGCTGCCATGACGCGGTCGATGGAGTCGAGCAGTTCCGGGCGCAGCGCCGGGTTCCCGGGCAGTTGCGCCGGATCCCACCAGGCCAGGGCTTCGATCTGGTCGCCGTCCGGGTCGTCGGGGTTGCTGACGATGCCGCGGCCGGTGTGGATCGGCACGTCCGCCTCGGACGGAACGGTCCACACGATGCCCTGGTAGATCCCGTTCGGGCTGTACCAGACGCCGGTCTGCTCGCCGATGGGCGGCAGGCAGCCGGTCTCCTCGGCCCATTCGCGCCGGGCCGCTTCCAGCGGATACTCGGCCTGCTGGTCGTCCTTGGTTTCCAGGTGGCCGCCTGGGAACTCCCAGGTCCCCGCCGCAGGGTCCGGCGGTGCGGTCCCTACCAGGTCGGAGACGCTGGCCGGGTAGAACGGGGCTTCGTGGCTGATCGAGCCGTCGGCGTGCGACCACCAGTCCCCGCCGTCCAGTCCGAACGCCAGCGGCATCCCGCACGGGCACACGCGCGGGTCCAGCGCCCGCTGCAACATCAGCACGCGCCCGGTGTCGGCCGCGCGCACGGCGAGACCTGCGACGGCGACCGCTCCGAGCGCCTTGCACACCGACTCGCGGCCGGCGTTGTTCAGGCGCCGGGCGGTGAGCGGGTCGATGCCGGAGCGGAACTCGAAGTCGCGCCAGCGGCGTCCCTTGCGGCGGGCGGCGGCGAAGCGGCGGAATTCGGCCAGTTCCTTGGCCTGAGCGCTCTTGGCTAGTTGAGCCGGTGCGTTGTCCGCCTGGGCGGCGGCCTGCGTGCTCGGCGGGTTCTGCGAGCCCTCGGCCTGCAACTCGGAGCGGATCTTCTGCTGGTAGGCGTCCTCGGCGGCGGCGGACTGCTGCGCGTCGCTGGTGCCCTGTGCCGGGATGACGCCGGGCGGAGCGGAGAACGGCTGGTAGATGATCGGCTGGTCTTCGGCGGGCCCGTAGGTGACCGGGTCCACCTTGCCGGCGACGCCCGCGATCGAGAGCAGCGGGATCGGGCCGGAGCGCGTGGTGGAGAAGAACCGCGGGGTGGGCCGGTTCTTGTCGATCGGCAGGCCGAGCACCTTGTCGCGGCCCTCGTCGGCTGAAGCCATGCCGGACTCGATGTAGATCTGCCAGGCCTGCGCCTCGGCGACCCGGTCCTCTACGTCGCGGCCGGTGTTCAGCTTGACCTTGACCGGCAGCCCGAGGTCGTACTGCAAATACCGGGTGAGGGTCGCCTGCACCCAGTACACCCACGGCAGTGTGTTGACCCGGAATTGGATGTCGGTCTGGGTTTCGCCGTTGGCGCGGTTGACGTCCTCGATCAGGCCGACGTCCTGCGGCACGACGCCGAACGCGGCGCACGTGCGCTGCATCAGGTACTGCGGGAACGTCTTGTCGAAGGTGCGCGGCCGGGTCTCTTGCAGCTTCGTGCCGTTCGGCACGGCGATCAGCTCGTTCAGCTTCGCCTGGTCGCCGAGCACGACCGCGTTCCAGTAGTCCTGCCACTCCGCGACCTGGTCAGGTGAGGAGATGTCCGGGGGCAGCTCCAGGAACCCAGCGGGCACGGACCCTTCGGTGAACATCTGGAGGAAGTGCCACTGGAAGCGCAGGTCCGTGTTCGCCGTCAGCAGGATCGACTCCATCGGCGCGAGGCCGAACGGGGAGTCCTCCTGCGGGCGGAACATGCGGAAGTCGATGTCGTCGCGCGTGTACCAGTTCCACGGCATCCCATGGATGACCTGGTAGTACGCGGGACCGGGCGGTTCGGGCTTGCGGCCGTGCTCGTCGATGTACGGCATCACGGTGGTGCCGTCGAGCACTTCGAGGCCGATGACCTCGCCGTCCATGTTGCGGCGCCGGTAGAGCGGCGCGGCGTCGAACTTGAGGGCGTTCTCCATCCACTTGCTCAGCCAGTCCTCGTACGGAAGTTCCCGGTCGGGGAACGCGAGGGCGGCGCGGGCGGCCTCGATGGCGCCGTCGACGTCACCACGCGCCCAGTCGGCGGCGGTGAACATCAGCTCCATCGAGCGCAGTTCGTCAATCTTGTGGTTGATGCAGATGCGGGCGACGTCGTACGCCTTGACGATCGCGCGCAGCGTGTCGTAGCTGATGCGGTCCCACGACGCCCGGGTCTGGGTGGAGATGTTGACGCTGACCGGGTAGTCGGTGCGCCGCGGCGGCTGCGAATAGCCCTGGTACGGATTCAGTGGCCGGCCCGGCCCCATCTGGGCCGAGTTCTGCATGCCCGCACGGGCCAGCGTGCCCTCGATGATCGCGGGTGTGCGCGGCGCGGTCGCGAGGTCGGCCTTGCGCAGCGCGAGCCCGGTCTGCGGCTTAGCGGCGCGGGGGCGGGAGCCTGCGGCCCGACGGGGCTGGTTGCGGCGCTTCGCCATGCTCGGCGCCCTCCCCTCGATCGGTCTGCCGGGCGGTGCGCCAACTGCGGGTGTGGGACGGGACGGTGATGCCTGCCTGCGCCGCGCGCTGCTTCATCGCGTCTAGGTACGCCGCGCCGGGGCCCGCGCGCAGCAGCAGCCGGCCGAGGGCTTGGCTTGCCTGGTCCACCTGGTCGTCGTGTGCGGCGCGAGGGAACCCGGCGGCTTCGTCGATGAACGCGTCCACGTCGAACAGTGCGATCTCGCGCTCGGGCAGGAACACGTTGCCGGCTTCGATGAAGGGCGCGACCGCGGAGGCGCGAGCGTACTTCGATTCCTTCGGGTTGATCGCGATGATGCCGGGGATCTTCTTGCGCAGGCTGTCGATGACCGCGCTGCCGTTGGCCTTGTCCTCGACCAGCTTTCCGGCGGCCTGCGGCCAGCGGCTGCACAGCGCGGTGAACGCGGTCAGGGACTCGGTGAACGAGAGGCGCTTGCAGATCTGGTCGACGAGGAAGGCCTCGGATCCTCGGCGCACCCACACGCCCATGGCCACGAAGTCGCTGCCCTTGGTGTCCTTGAACGCCATGTCGGCGCTGATCAGCACCTCGTCGCACTCGTGAACGAGGTAGGCGTCCGGGCGGTCGGGGTGCTGCGACCACAGCGGGACGGAGTAGCGGCGCCACCACTGGCGCAGCCACACGTTGCCCTTGTCCGGCGAGGGGCGGCCCTGATACAGGGCGGTGAAGGCGCGCGAGCCGGCCTGGACGCGGATCTCCTGCCACTGCTGCTCGGTGCGTCCGCGGGCCGACTGGAGCCACTGGCCGGGCTTGCGGCCGAGCGGGTCGCTCTCACCCTTGGCCGGGTCGTGGTCGGCGAGCGCCGGGATGTTGATGACGCGCCAGCGGTGCCCGTCTTCGGCGGCGAGCAGCCGCCCGGCGAGGTCGTCCTCATGCCAGCGCGTGAGCACCAGCACCACGGGTGCGCCAGGGGCGAGACGCGTGGAGCCGACGGTGCGCCACCAGGACCACACGCGGTCGCGCCAGACCTCTGAGTCGGCGTCGTCCTGGCCCTTGATCGGGTCGTCGATGAACAGCACGTCCACCGGCCGGCCGGTCAAACCGGAGGAGAGGCCCACGCTGCGCACGCCGCCGCGGTGACCGTCCAGCTTCCAGCGCCGCGCGGCGCCGTTGTCGGGTGCGATGCGCAGACCGAGATCCAGCGTGCCGTCTTCGCCGCTGTTGCCGGTGATGAAGTCGCGGATCGCCTGCCCGAACTCCTCGGCGAGGTCCTGCCCGTAGGAGGCGATGGCGATGCGCAGCTCGGGGTTGCGCAGCAGCAGCCACAGCGGCGTGGTCGTGGTGACCCGGGTGGACTTGCCCTCCTGCGGCGGCATGCTGATGATCAGCCGGTCGCATCGGCCCTCGGCGACCTCGACGAGCGCCGCGTCGATCAGGTCGAGCGCCGGGGTCTGTACAGTCCCGCGTTCGATCGCTGCGGCGAGTAGGCCGGGGGTGGCGTACTGCTTGCGCGCGGTGGCCCGGCGCAGTTCGAGCTGGCGGAGCCTAAGCTCCCGCAGTATCCGCAGCTTCTCCAGCCTGAGCTCGAGCAAGCTCTGCGGCGGCGTCTCGGATCTGAGCGTCGAGGTAGTCAAGGGTGGTCACCTCGTGCCGCGCTGGGGCGTCCAGGCCCATGAGCTTCGCGCGCCGTTCGGCCAGGCGCAGGAGCCGGTCGATGGCGTGCAGCGTCGGCATGGAGTCGATCATCGGCTCGCCATCCGGGCCTCGCACCAGGTCCCCGTGCACGGTGTGCGCGTAGTGCGTGGACTCCAGTACCTCGATCGCCTTCGCCGTCAGGGCGTCGATCTGCTCGGACTGGATGCGCCGCAGCTCGTCTACGTCCTCGGCGGGCACGGCGGCCAGGGCGCGCTGTACGGCCTTGTACGCACCGGACGCGGTCTCGTAGCTGAGGTTGCGCGCGATCTGGCTGTAGCTCAACCCGCGGCTCTTGAGGCGTGCGGCTTCTGCGTCGCGTTCGGCGCCTTCGAGGGTGCGTGTGAAGCGGCCGTCGTTTCCACGGTCGGTGGTTTCCACGGTCGCCTCCTCGCTTGCTGGTCAGGCCGCCCCGGGGCCGGGCAACTCGGGGCGGCCGGTCTGTGGTTACTCGGTGACGCCGGGTACGATCGGCCGGTGCGGCACGCTGGGTGCCGGCGTCTCGGCGTTCTGCTTCTGCACCAGGTGCCAGAGATCCTCGGGCGTGACGTAGCCTTCCCAGCGCCCGTCGTCGTACAGGTGCCATCCGCCGAGCGCGGCGATCCGGTCCGCGAGGGTGGCGCATTGCGCGTGCTTGCCGGACGCGATGTAGGCGCGCAGCCCCGGCATCGGGATGTGCAGGCGGTGCAGCGCGATGGCGAGGTAGTCCAGGAACGAGTACGGGGTGCCGATCTGGTCCCGTGCCGCCGCGGCGACTGCGGAGCGGTACTGCTCGGGGCAGCGCAGCCACGCGACGGCGGTGGCGTCGTACTCGGTCAGCGGTGCCTCGTGCGCTCCGCCGGGCTCGGCCTCGACGATGAACACGAGCGGGGGTTTGCCGTCGCCGGTCGGCACGACTTCGCTGACGACGAACGCGTGCTCGTAGTTGGCGAAGCCGTCGCCGTTGAGCCACTGGCCTACGCGGATGCCGAGGCCGACCGCGCCGCGTATCTGCGTGAGGCCGATGTCGCCGGGCTGGGGTTCGTACATGCCGATCCCTCCCCGTGCTCGGGGCAGCAGTGCCGTCTGGCGCTGCGGTCGATGCTTTCGCCGGTGGCGAAGTCGAACTCGGTGAACTTCGCGCAGCAGCAGCCGGTGCGGTGGTCGACGCCGTCAGCCATCGATGGCCCGGCCGCACTCGTCGGTCGGACTGCCGTCACCCCACGCGGTGACGTGGGCACCGTCGAGCAGCTCGCGCGCCGTCTTGTGCTCGTGGCCGGGCTCGACGTGCGTCACGCGTGCGCCGACGGCGAGCTTCGGCTCGATGCCGGGCTGGGTGAGGTTCACGCCCATCTCGGCGACGACATAGCGGAACTCTGCGGTGCGCAGCTTCGGTCCCTCGAACTCGTCGGTCGGGAACTCTTCCGGGGTGTGCGGCTTGTTCAGTCCGCGCTGCTCCCGGTAGGCGGCGTACTCCGGGGTGTACTCGATCCGGTTGCCCTTGCCGGGTCCGCCGCCGATCGGCTTGCCTTCGGCGTCCACGAGCCGGGTGAGCACGACCTCGATGAGCTTGTCCGACCACCCGGCGTCCGTCGAGCCGATGCGCAGGTCCAGCGCGAGAGCGTCAAGGATCTGCTCACCGGTCTCAAGGTCGTCGATCCGCACGCCCCAGCAGGGCAGTGCGCTCGGCGGCGTCTTGGCGGCCGGCCAGATGATGGCGACACGGCCGAGCGGTTCGTCGCCCACTCAGGCGCTCGGCTTGTCGCTGCCGCTCACCGCGGCCTCGGCGTCCGCCACGGCGTCGTGCGCGAGCGTGCCCGCGTCGGACTCGACGGCCCGCACGACCGGCTGCGCGGCGACCTCGGCCTGGTGCTCGACGTCGGTCGCGTCGGTCTTCGCCTCGCCGAAGATCTTGGCCGCGATGGAGTGGCCCTCGTCCACGAGGTGGTGGAACTCGGCGGGGATCTCCTCGCGAAGCTTGCCGAGCCAGTCGGTCAGTTCGCTGGCGAGCTTGGCGTAACCGGACATGCGTCACTCCCGGGTCGGGTGAGGGGTGGCCGAATCAGGCCAGAAAAGGCGAAAGCCCCCGACCAGTGCCTGGTCTCGGGGGCTTCGGGGCGCAGTGCGCCTACGCGCAGATCATGTGCGAAACATCAGGTCGTCGTCAAGTGGACGCGCTGCCGAGTCCTTGCATGGCTTCGGCGGCGAGGGCGCGTTCCCGTGCGGCCCGGCGTGTCTGTGCTTCTACGGTGAGCACGTCCAGTTCTCGGTACAACGGCTGCTCGCCGTCGGGGGTGACGGGTTCGATGAGCTTGCGCCTCGCCCAGTCGCGGATGCGGGCCTCGTCCACGTGCGCCGCCTTCGCCGCCTCGGCCGTGGTGAGCAGCCGCTGCGAGGGGTCGTCGGGGTCGAGCTCAATCACGATCGTCCTCGGCGCGGTCGGCAGGCCGCACTGTTTGCGCAGGTACTTCTGCGCCCAGTCCAGCGCGTGCACGGTCGGCGTCCTGATCTTCTCGGGGGATGCGATCAGGATAGTGGGGTGCGGGGACAGGTCCCACGCCGGTTTCGCGCAGCCGCTCGACGACGACATCGACCACGAGGGACTGCGCCCACGCCCGTTCCTCGACGCTGACGCCCGACATGTAGGTGACCTGCACGGGGGCGTCGGCAGGCGTGAAGCGCTGGAACGCCTCGGCGACCGTGCAGCCGTCGGGGCACTCGCTCGCGAGGTGCGGCTCGCCGTAGCCGAGGTGGTACAGGCCGCCGGTCGGGACGGTGAAGGCGCTCACGCCCCCATCATCACCTGAGCAGTGCCAGCAAAGCTATCGCCCAGAGTCACGACGCGGCCCGCTGGCCCGCCCGATACTCCTCGGCCGTGACCTTGCGCCACACGATCGGCGAGACACCCGGCGCGCCCTCGCGCGTCCCGATCTTCACCAGGTACCCGGAGCGGGCCCAATTGTCGATCGGGCGCTGCACACCCGAGCGGCCGTTGAGTAGGCGCAGCTCGGTGGCCAGCGCGCCGACCTCGTTACGGGTGAAGCCCCGCTCGCCGAACCGGTCCAGCGCCATCCACAGCCGGGCGTAGTTCTCGCCGACCTGCTCGCCGTCCGGGTAGGTGGGCACGATCCGCAGGCCGTCGTAGTACTCGCCTGGCTCGTCGTCTTCGGGCTCGTCCTCGCCGCCTCCGTCCGGGCCTCGCGGCGGAGTCGGGGTGAAGTGCGGGGCCGCAGCATCCACGACGGCGTACCGTTCCTCGACGCTGACCTTGTGGGTGCGCAGCCGGCACGGGGCACGGTCGGGCAGGCCCTTGATGTAGCCGACGCCCTTGTCGCTGACGGTCAACTCGTGTGCGGGCAGGCTCCTGTGCATGCCGCGGCCGAGGATCGTGTCGACTTGCTCGGGGGTCTCGCAGTACAGCGCCAGCTTGATACTGATCATGTCGCGGACCGAGGACGGCACGACATCGGCTTCCGGCTTCTGGGCGGCGAGCACGAGGTACACGCCGCACGCGCCGCCGCGTGAGGCGATATCGCGCAGCCGGGTGCGGAACTCCTCGGCGAGCTTCTTCACGTCGTAGTCGGTGAAGTAGGAAAGCTCGTCCACGTGCAGGCCGATGCAGTCGAGGCCGAGTTTGTGAGCCACCTCGCGGGTCAACTCGGTGACGCGCGCGTCTTTGAGTAGCTGCCCGCGTTCGGTGATTTCCGCCTGCAATTCGGCGAGGACCCGGTTGGCGCGCTTGATATCGGCGCCGACGTGCCGGTCGGAAACCTCTTCGAAAATCGTCAGTTCCCGCTCGGAGGCGTCCAGCGTCCACAGCCGCGCATCGTCCGCGCGCACCGCGGCGCAGGCGAGGGCGGCCTGCACGTTGGACTTGCCCATGCGCGGGTTGGCGCCGATCAGGATGCCGGGAGTGCCGGCGAGCACCACCTCGACCGGCTTGCCCTCGTCGTCCAGGCCGAGGCTGACCGGATCCCAGATGGAGACCTTCGGGGCTTCGAGCACGGGGTGGGCGCCGGGCGGTTCGAGATCGGCCATGGGGATGTTGTTGACGGTCCAGATGGTCTGGTGCGCGCCGTCGCCCTTGGTGATGCGCAGGGCACCGCGGCCGAGCAGGAGGGCGGAAGCGAACTCGTCGGCGCGGGCGATGATGCGGCGCGGTTCGGTTCCGGGGTGGTTGACCGTGAGCGCCCATTGCCGGGCGGAAGTGATGGCGGGCATGCCGTCGATGCTCGCGCCGCGTACGCCTTTTCCGGCAAGCATGACGAGCACCTGCTGGCTGAGCGGGTGGGCGTTTCCGCCGTCGAGCGGAGGTCCGGGCGGAAACGGCAACACGGTGCGCACGGCCTCGGCCAGTTGTGCCGCCTCGCCGATGCGGTGGGTCTGGCGTACGTACGCGTCGACGCGGTTGTCGTGGATCCAGGAGGCGAACGCGCCGCCGAAGCCGAGGGTGGCGAGTACCGCGGCGCCCCAGGAGGTGCCGGAGAAGGGTCCGGCGAGAGTGGCCACGCCGTAGTCGAGGGCGAAGACGAACACGCCGAACGCGGTCGCGAGGATCTTGCCGACATGGCCGGCACGCTGGGTCGCGATTTGATGCGGGCTGGTTTCGTTTGTGATGTGCGCGAGGGAGGCGATCGCGGCGCCGGCTGCGGCGAGCGCGCTGACGCCGAGGGAGATCCCGCCGACGAGATCGTGATGCGGCGCGTAGTGCGTGAGGGTCGCGGCGCCTTGGACGGCGGCGGTCGCCAGGGGCGTGAGCAGCAGCGATTTGTAGGCGAGCAGCCCTTCGACGGCCCCGTCAGCCAGGCGCTTGAGCACCGGTTCGCGCGGCGGGTGGTACTGCACGGCGGAGGGGGGCAGCCCGAGAAGCGCCTCGATCATGTCGGCTTGACGTGATGCAAGGTGCCCGGGGAGCACCTGGGTTCGGTGTGCGGGGAGGTATTCGCGGGTCTCCTCCACGCGCATCACATCAGATCGGCCGCGGCGGCTCACGACGCCTCGTCCTCTCGTTCGCGCTCGGCGACGGCCCTGGCGGCCTTCTTGACGAGCTCCTCGGTGACGGCGCGGATGTTGCGCTCGGAGCGGTCGGTCTTGGGCATCGCGGGGGCGAGAGTCGGGTGCGCCTGGCGTAGGAGCGCGGCCAGTTCGGTGGCGTTCGGCTCGGCGTGGGTGGCTTCGATGTGCTCGAACCACAGCGGCAGCGCGAGTTCCGCCCAGTTGGGGGAGGAGCGGCGTCCGTTTCCGCGGAAGGCGACGACGTTTCCGCCGCTGCTTCCGGTCTGGTTTCCGGTCGGCTTCCGGGTGGGGGCGGAAGCGGCGGGCGGAAGGGCGGGCGGCTGGTTTCCGCCCTGGGGCGGAAGTGAGGCGGTCTGGCTTACGGGGGTGGCCGGAAGCGTGGGGGCGGAAACCGGGGCCTGCTTCCGGGTGCTCTCGCGGGCCGCTGGGGCGGCGGTTTCCGGCAGGTCGTTTCCGTTGGCGATCGCGTTCAGGTGCAGCAGCCGGTCGACGATCAGCGGCGGCAGGGAGGAGACGGCGACGAGTACGGTGATGCGCAGGGCCTCGGGCAGCGAGGTCCCGGCGAGCGCGAGCAGGTGGTAGAGGCCGTTGCACAGGATCGTGAGGCCGAGCGCCAGGCGGGCATTGCGGCGCGCGGACTTGGCGGCCGGGTGGCTGCGGGCGATGCGCCGGCCGATCCAGATGGAGGTTCCGGCGTAGCCGTCGAACGCGGCGGGCAGCAGCCAGGCGAGTTGCGCGGGGTAGCGGATGAGCCGGGCCAATTCGTAAAGCGTCGGGGCGGAAAGTGCGGCGGCGCAGGCGAGGGCGAACGCGATTCCGGCCGACAGTGCTTTGCGCTCGCTCGTGGGGAGCGGTGCTGTCGGTTCGTGGGAATTGCGGCGGCTGGCCATTTGCGGGGGCTCTTCCTATTCGGTTGTCAGGCGGCGGCGAGTTGGTGGATCGGGGATTTCGTGAGCAGTGAGAGTGTCCCGATGCAAATGGCGAGGGTGACGGCAAGGCCGCCGATTCCGGCGACGTGCAGGGGGCTGGTCCACAGCAGCAGCACGCCTGCGGCGATCAGCCACCGTCCGGCGGTCGCGGTCTTGCGGGCGTGGGCGAGGTCGGCGCGCGAGGGGCCGTTGGTGGCCACCAGGCAGAAGCCGACCGTGCCGAACCCTGCGAGCACAGCGCCTGCGGCGATGAGTGCGGCGATCAGGGTCAGCACGGTCGGCTCCTTGGGTGGGCGTGGATCTACCGGAAGTCCTCGGCGCGGGGCGGCCCGTAGCCGGGGACGCCGTGCAGGCGGGACTGGCGGTCCATCTCGGCGAACACGTGGTCGTGGTCGTGGTTCTCGTAGCCGTCCTGGTCGATCGGGCCCTTGTAGCCGGACTCGCGCAGGGCGCGGTGGCGGGCCTCGGCGGGGGTGTCGTTCGTGGGGTCGAAGAGGGGCTTGCGGGCCATGGTTGGGGCTCCTTCGTTGGCTGGTCCGGTCGGTGGTGGTCGGCCGGTTCGGCTGGCGGGCCGCCCGCGTCCCGGGGAGGGGGCACGGGACGCGGGCGGCGTCTGGGGGTGGGTTAGTTACCGGCACGCCGGTCGGCGGCGAACATCTCGATGGTTTCGGCGGACACTCCGGCCAGGCGGCGCTGCCAGGCGGGGCGCGTCGGGTCGTTCTGGATCGCGCGCTCCTTGGCGGCGTCGCTGTCGAAGCGGCGGGCGTCGGCGTCGCGCTCGTCCTGGCTCTGTCGCTGCTGGGTCGGCATTGCGGTCCTTCCGTTGGTGACGGCGTGTCAGGTACGCTCGCTTTGCACTGTACGTGATTCACGTACACACGCGCCAGCCCTACACTCCGACCTGTGACAGATGGGGAGATCGAGCGCATGGTTGACGAGGTTGAGGCCATCGCCGACCCAGTAGAGCGCTGGAAGGCGCTTGATCGCCTCAAGCGCGACACCGCGAAGTCGCGCCGGAGGATCTCCAAGGCCCGCACCAGGACGGTTAACGAGCTGCGTGCGCTGGTCGATGAGGAGCACCCGGAGGGTTGGTCGCTCAAGGACATCGGCGACCTGACCGGCGAGACGCGCTCGACTATCCAGTACGTGGCCGAGGGCCGCGGCCTGGCTCGCGAATCGGCCGCAGACGCCGAAGGGCCGGACGCCTCGTAGCGCCCGGCCCGATCTACTAGCTATCTACTAGCTGCGCTGGTAGATCACTCCGGCCGCCACCACGGCTTGTAGTCCTTGTGGTCGGCGTGCGGCGCGGCGAGGGCCTGGATCGCGAGCTCCGCCAACCAGTGACCGTAATCCTCGTAGGCGAGCGTGTGCTGGCACCGCTCGAGCAGCTGCCGCTTCGCCTCCACCTCGCGCAGCACCTGTGCCGGGTCGTTGTACGTGGCGAACTCGGCGATGTGCGACGGGAGCGTGATACTGCGAGTGCCGACGGGGGTCTGCATGGTCACGATGCCGGTTCCGTCGAACAGTTGGTGCCCCTGGGCGGCAAGCGCTCGGGCCTCGGCCTCGGCCAGCCGCGCCTTGATGAACGCCACGATCTCGTCAGTCACGCAGGTACTCCTCACCGCTGGTGCTCACCCATGCTGGCGTGAAGCCGTCCAGTAGCCATCGGGCGTCTCCGCCGCACAAGTCGAGCCAGCGTGGCGGATCGGTGCGGGTGATGTACGCGACCATCGCCAGGGCGCCGCACCGGTCACAGGTGTGCCACTCTTCGACCCTCTTGGCGATTGCCGCGCCCGCGGCGGTGCTGTCGGGGTCTGGCGCGATCGGAAGGGTGTCGAGGCGCGATCGGATGTCCCGCAGGTATGTGTCGGCGGCTGTATCGGCCATGGTCGGGTCATCAGTCATCAGGCATCTCCTCGCCGATCTCGTAGAACCTCGCCGCGAACTGAGCCAGCTCGGCGAGGTCGGGGTGTTGCTCTATCGCCGCCAGGTTCGCGGCGGGTTCGGGTTCGGGTGGGAGCATCGGGGTCAGCGAGCAGCGGCAGCGTGGCGGCGGCATGCTCTCGAATCCGTCCGGCAGCCAATCAGCCACGCCCGACCATCCTTTCCACTGCCGTCCCGCTCGCCGTCCACTTGTGCCCGTCGTACTTCACGCCGCGCACGACGTACACGTCCTCGTCGGTGTACATCACCCGGTCCCCGTCGCGCACCCCGACGCCCCGGCCGCGCAACTCCACGGTGCCGTCCGGGCCGGGCAGCACGATCAAGTCGCGTCCGGCACGGTCGTCGCGGTAGCGGTAGTCGTGCAGGTCAGGCATCGGGCACCACGCCCAGCTTCTCGGCGATGGCCTGGACAGTCCGGCACGGACGCCAGGCCCCCGCCAAGTAGTACACGGGCTCCGTCGGACACGAGCGGCCGCCTGGCGCGTGCAGGTCGAGCACAGCCTCGATCGCATCCTTGTAGTTGGGCCAGTACTCGTCGCCCGCTTCGTCGGCGGCCAGCTTCGCCCGAATCGCCGCGTCCAACCCGTTCACGCCGCCATCACCTCCCGCCGCGTCTGCTCCTGCTGCCGCTGCCATTCCTCGGCGACCGCGCGCATGTAGTCCGCCCCCGTCATCCGGTGCCCGCACAACCGCACCCGGCACACCACCGTCTCGCTGCCGCTGTACAGGCTCAGCGAGAGCATCCCGCAGCCAGGGCACTTCAGCGCCAAATCGGTCCGCGCGCTATCCCAAGGCGCGAGCCCGTACGCGCTCTTGCGCAGGTCGGCCAGCTCGGTCGCGTAGTCGTCGCACCATGGCTGATCCGACGCGTAGTGCAGCTGGATGCGCAGCCACGCCGCGATCGCGGGCACCTCGTCGCGCTCCGGCCCGCGCATCCGGGCCTCTTCGGCGATCAGCCGCGCCCATGAGCCGAGCTTGCCGTGGATGTCCACGCGCGCGTCGTGCAGGGCTACCGGCAGCGGGGGGCGGGATTCGCCGGCGCGGTGCAGGGTGCCGGGCTTCCAGGCCGGGAGCGGCGCGACCATCTGGGCGCCAAGCCAGGCGTGCGCGAACTCCAGCACGCACAGGTCGCCGAGCATGCGGGCGTAGCAGCCGCCGCAGATGAAGCTGCGGCCCAGGTGCGGGCGCAGAGCGCAGCAGATGCAGGGGAGGTCAGCCACGGATCACCTCGACGGGGATCAGGGGGCGCGCGCCTTGCGGCCGCTGCTCCGGTGGGACGTCGAACAGGTACGAGCAGCGGGGGTGCGCGAGCCGTCCCGCGCGTTCGGGCGTGGGCCCGTCGAGGTACCAGGGGAAGCCCTGGCAGACGGGCGGCCGTTCGCCGTAGGCGGTGCAGGCGCGCTCCTGGCGGTCGAAGCGATCGCAGGCCCAGTGCGAGTCGGTGTCGCCTTCGCGCGGCGCTTGCCGGGTCCAGTGCTGGCGGATGAATGTCAGGTCTGCGACGGCGCGACTGCCGGGCGTAGGTTCGATCGCCATTGGGTCGAAGTCGGGCGGCATGACGACGGGGTCGCAGCAGTCGCCGCAGCGCGCGCAGCCGAGCGTGGGGCGCGGCTGAGCGACGGTGGCGACGGGAGCGTCAGCCATCCGAACTCCCGTCGGACCTGGGCAGCGCGTTGCGGAACGGCTCCGCCACGCGCACGATCGTCGGCGCGGGCCAGTCGAGCGGGATGCGGTCCCAGCCGTTCGCAACCTGCACGGCTTCGACGAAGTGGGTCCACGTCACGCCGTCGATCTCTGACGATGAATCGCCCCCGAGCCAGCGGAGGTGGTCGGCGTGCACCGTGCGGTACGTGGCCTCCATCTCGGCCGGATCGTCGGGGTCAACGCCGCAGTTGCGTAACCAGCGACGTGCCCCTTCGCGGGCACGTTCGGCCATCGTCGGCTCAGGCATCGGCGTTCCCTTCGTCGCGCACTCGCGCCATCGCGCGCACCACCAGTTGCTCCGGCAGGTCGAACCGCGTAGCCAGCTCCTCCGCGCACAGCGGGCAGCCCAGTTGCGCGATGCCCGGCTCGCCGTGGTGGTCGCGCTGGTGGCGCTCGGCGGGGTCTTCGGGCACGGCGGGTGCGGCCGTTACGCACGCCTCGTCCCATTCGGCGCCGCACACGACGCAGCGGCGGTGCAGCCACTCGGCCGGGTAGCCGGGGCGGGCACCGCCGAAGCGCTTGGCGGCGTCTGCGGCCCTGGTCGTGAACTTCGTCTCGACGGCCTTCGACCCGCACTTGCGGCAGGTGGCGTGCTCGCCGGAGTAGGGCGGCAGCTCGACGGGCTTGTGCCCGTGCGTGGGGAATGGCCGGTCGCAGCAGTCGTCGATCTGCAAGACGGCCCAGTTGGGCACGCTGTCGGCCGCGCCGCCGGGGACCGTCATCATGCGGTGGCAGCAGAGCGTGAAGCCGTAGACGACGGTGCCGTCCTCGCCCGTGGGGGGCGGGGCGTAGCGGTAGGTCCAGCCGTCCTCGCCGGGCTCCAGGATGATGCGATCTCCGGGGTTCGGCGCCCCGCTCGTGGCGGCCATCAGGCCACGCCCAGCTTCGCCAGCACCTCGCGCAGGTCGGCCTCGGACAACACGCGTCCGTGGATCTCGGGCACCACCTTGTCGCTGGACGTGCGCCCGGCGCGGGCGTTGAGGAACGACAGGATGCGTCCCTCGGGCGTGGTGTCGTCGGCCCAGGCCGGCGGCGGCAATTCGCCCTCCGGCGGCCAGGTCGCTCCCTCGTGGTGCTGCCAGATGTGGGCGCGCATGTGCGTGTCGAACTGCTTCTCGTCGCTGCCCTTGATGACCGTCTTGCACTGCGCCCCGGTGCCGTACGTGAACGGGCAGGTCATCTCCATCGGCAGCCGGTCGCCGGTGTACAGCCGCGCGCCCGCGAGCCGGGCGAGGTTGACCAGCACCGGGCCGCAGCCCTGCTGCTCTTGCGGCAGCCCGCCGACGAATCCGGCGAACAGGTTGCCGAGGATCATCCACGCCGCGCCGACCTGCACGGGGTCGAGGTGTGCGCCGACTTCGTGGAAGCCGGTGAGGAACTGCTGCTCGAGGTCGGCGAGCGCGGCGAGGTTGGGTTGGGTGCGGGCGTCGGCGATGGTGGCGGCGAACTGGTCGAGGCGGGCGACCATGGCGGGCTGGGGATGGGCTCCGCGGGCTTGGGCGCGGTGCTGGTGGCCGGTCACTGTTCGTTGGCTCCGTTCGGGTCGGTGCAGGTGGTGGTGAGCCCGATCTGGTCGGGCAGTACGCGGTAGGCGCGGCAGACGGCGATGCGTGCGGCTGAGCGGGGTGTCCCGTCGCCGCGTAGTGCGCCGAGCAGCAGCGAGCGGGTGTGCTCGCGCATCCGGGGCAGGCCGCGCGGGGTGGACTTGCGGGGGCGGCTGGGACGGATGGCCGTGCGGGACGGCAGGGTCATGATCCGGTGCGGACGGTCCTCGGCCATGACCTGGTCCCAGTAGCGCTGCCAGTCGGCGGTTTCCTCTTCGTTCCACTCGGCGGGGAGCGTGAACGCGGGCGGCAGCCAGCCGGTCTCCATCCGCTCGCGTACTTCCTCGCCGCTGGCGCGCAGCAGTTCGACGGTGCGCGTCTCGCGTACGCGCCGCAGCATCCGGTCGGGACGCAGGCGGCCGCTCATCCGCAGCAGCAGTTCGTCTCGGGCATGCCGCAGTCCAGGCAGGCGGGTGGCGTGGTGCGTTCGTCGGCTGCGCGGCCGAGCATGGCGGCGTGGCGTTCCCGCTGTGCGGC